AATAATATCAGCTCTCAGAGCTAGATACGAAGCAGATATGTTAGAAGCAGATGCTACTATTAACATATACCTTACCAATTCAGTCGGAATTGGTGAGCATCCACAGCATATAGAAGAAGTGGATAAACAGTTAGGCAAACTATGTCATGCAAAAGAAAAAATGAAAGTGTTGGAGGATTTTGAATAATGCACGATTTAGAATTAATAACTAGAATACAAAGACAATTAAAACAACTTTATCAAAACATTGGTGACTCAATGCTTAGTGGTGGGGTTGACAATATGGAAAAATATAAATATATGTTAGGACAGGCACATGCCTACGAATATATTTCACAGGAAATCTCTAACCTGCTAAACAAGAAGGAGCAAAAAAATGAGCAAGGAACAGTTATCGACCTCGAAAAACGAGGTCCCAAAGCATAAAAACGCTTTGGAAGAAAAGTATAGAGAACAAAAAGTAGAATCTGTAGAACCTCAAAAGAGGGTAGATGAAACTAATGTTGGATCAATTAAAGATGAATTACCTGTCCCATCAGGATGGAGACTTTTAGTTTTACCTTTTACACCGAAAGAAAAAACTAAAGGTGGAATTATCATAGCACAAGAATCACTAGATAAAGCTAGGATAGCAACTAATTGTGGTTATGTTGTAAAAATGGGACCAATGGCATACGGAGATAAAGAAAAATTTCCAACTGGCCCTTGGTGTAAAGAAGGAGATTGGGTGATCTTTGCAAGATATGCTGGATCACGATTACCAATAGAAGGTGGAGAAGTCCGTCTTCTTAACGACGACGAGGTTTTGGGTACAATTAAAGATCCAGAATCTGTGTTGCATTACATTTAACATAGGAGGAGACTATGCAAGAAGAAGAAAACAAAAGCGGTATTCCGATGGTTGATATAGATACCTCTGGTCCTGGAGCTGACGTTGAGCTCGAAGAACAGAAACCAGAAGTTGAAGTAGAAACTAAGGAAGAATCTAGTCCCGCGCCACAAGTGGAAGAGGCTAGAGAAGAGAAAGCAGAAGGCAGCGACGCGCAGCCAGAAGCTAAACAGGAAGAAAAACCTGTAGAGGAAAAGAAAGAAGATAAGACAGAATTAGAAACGTATTCAAAAGACGTTCAAAGAAGAATAGCTAAACTCACAAAGAAGTGGAGAGAAGCACAGAGACAAGCTGATGAAGCTTTATCTTTTGCTAAAAATCAAAAAGAGCAAAAAGAAAAACTTCAAAAGAAGTATTCTCAAATTGAACAAGTTGGTGTTAAAGACAGAGAAGAGAAAATCAAATCTGGTTTAGTAGCAGCCGCAGCTAAGTTATCAGCAGCTAAAGAGGCAGGAGATCTTGCCGCAGAAGTTGAAGCTAACAAAGAAATAGCTAGACTTGGATACGAAGAAGCAAGACTAAACGAGACAAAAGCAGCCTATGAAGCAGCTAAATCAGATACTAAAACGGATGAAATACCGAAAGTATCACCACAAAAACAAGCTAAACCTGATCCAAAAGCAGAAGCTTGGGGAGCTAAAAACAAGTGGTTTGGCACTGATACAGCTATGACATACACTGCGTTTGATCTACATAAGAAACTAGTGGAAGAAGAAGGGTATGACCCTGCTAGCGACGAATATTATTCGGAAATAGATAAGAGAATAAGACTTGAATTTCCAAATAAATTTGATACAACTAATGAAAATACGACCAAACCTACACAAATAGTAGCTTCAGCGAAGCGAAGTGTTAACAAATCAGGTCGCAAAACTGTGAGACTCACACCTTCTCAAGTTGCTATCGCTAAAAAATTAGGAGTGCCATTAGAAGAATATGCGAAACAAATAAAAATCACGAAGGAGGTATAGCATATGGAAAACGATAAAATAAAAACCACTCGTGCGAGCCAGTCTAGAGCTAAAGATAAAAGACCTACGACTTGGACTCCACCATCATCTTTAGATGCACCACCTGCGCCAGACGGATACAGGCACAGATGGATAAGAACTGAAGTTTTAGGATTTGACGATACTAAAAACATGTCAGGTAAAATGAGATCCGGATGGGAATTAGTGAGAGCTGATGCTTATCCAGACCAAACTTATCCAAGTCTGAAAGACGGTAAATACGCAGGAGTGATTGGAGTTGGTGGCCTAGTGCTTGCTAGGATACCGGAAGAGGTTGCCAAAGCTCGAGAAGATTATTTTGCAAAGCAAACTAAAGATCGAGACGATGCAGTTAACAACGACCTTATGAAGGAAGAGCACTCTAGCATGCCGATTAATGCTGAGAGACAAAGTCGTGTAACTTTTGGTGGTACGAAGAAATAATTTCTTTGCGATACCAAGATAGCGCGATCATAAACAATAAACCACAGTCTTAAGGAGGACTATATTATGGCAAATAAAGACAGCGCTTTTGGATTAAGACCCATTGGCAAAGTTGGTCAGAATAGAGACAATCAAGGTTTATCTGAGTATGATATCGCAGCTTCTGCAACAGCGATTTTCCAGAATGACCCTGTCGAAATGGCAGCAACTGGAACAATAACTGTAGCGGCGGCAACAGATACATTACTGGGATCACTCAATGGTGTTTTCTTTACTGACGCATCAACAAGCAAACCGACATTTGCTAATCACCTAAAAGGCTCTAATACCGCTACGGATATTAAAGGCTTTGTAAGTGATGACCCTTATGAAAGGTTTGAAATACAATCGGACGACGCAACTGCGGCAGCAGACGTCGGCCTTAACGCTGATATTGTGTACGCATCAGGCGCTTCACCGAATTTCATTTCGAAAGTGGAGTTAGATCATTCAGATCTTAAAACTGGTACTGCACAATTAAGAGTACTCGGCATATCAAAAGATATCAATAATAACGAAGCAGGTTCTGCTAACGTTAACTTGGTAGTTATGATAAATGAGCACTTCTTAAAAGGCACAACAGGTATATAATAGGATAGGAGTATAATATTATGGCAATATCAAGAGGACAACTAGTTAAAGAACTAGAGCCAGGATTGAATGCACTATTCGGCCTGGAATATAAAAGATACGAAAATCAGCACGCTGAAATTTTCGACACAGAAAACAGTGACAGAGCTTTTGAAGAAGAAGTAATGTTATCTGGTTTCGCGCAAGCTCAAGTAAAACCAGAAGGATCTGGCGTAACTTTTGACAACGCACAAGAAACTTTCACTGCTAGATATACGCACGAGACAATTGCTCTTGCGTTCGCGATTACTGAAGAAGCAATCGAGGACAATTTGTATGACAGACTTGCGTCTAGATATACAAAAGCATTAGCAAGATCGATGGCAAACACTAAGCAAATTAAAGCTGCGAATGTATTAAACAATGGATTCAACAGTTCATTTGCTGGTGGTGATGGTAAGGAGCTTTTTGCTACTGACCACCCAACGATAGCTGGAACTTTCTCGAATGAGTTATCAACATCAGCTGACCTTAACGAAACATCGTTAGAGCAGTCTTTGATTGATATTAACGCATTCACAGATGAGAGAGGTCTAAAAGTTGCAGCAAGAGGAGTAAAAATGATTATTCCTTCTGAGCTTCAGTTTACAGCTGAAAGACTGATGAAGTCTGCAGGCAGAACTGGAACGGCTGACAACGATGTAAACGCAATCGCGTCTATGGGAATGATCCCACAAGGTTACGTAGTAAACAACTACTTGACTGACACTGATGCGTTCTTCATCAAAACGGATGTACCTAACGGAATGAAAATGTTCGTTAGATCACCGATCAAAACAGCTATGGAAGGTGACTTCGACACTGGTAACGTAAGATACAAAGCTAGAGAGAGATATTCATTTGGATTCTCAGACCCTAGAGGTATGTTCGGTTCACCAGGTGCGTAATCATCTGATTAACTAATTAAAAAGGGGGCTTTCGGGCCCCCTTTTTTTGTGATAGAAAGGTATGGCAACCATGAAAAATTTCCGTGTACAAATCAGAGCATATGGCTACTATGCTGACTTCAGCTTAGAGTCAGAGGACAATAGTAGTGCTTTTGAAAATGCACTAGTTGACAAACTAGGAGAAAATGCTATAACATGGGAAAAAGATGGATTTAGTAGTCCATCTAAAATATGGATAACCTATGAGGAGGTTATAAATGCAAACGCACATCAGAGACCTTTACAAAACGAAGAGAGGTCTAGAAACAGAGTGGGCGGTACAGCAACGGGATAACCAGAGATACACTCTGGATATGGTCCGGATTGACAGCAAAATAAGAGAGGTTGTTAATCAGATTAAGCAAGAAGAAGCTAAGATAGCTATTCTTGATAATAAAATCGAAGATGCTGCACCCAGCGTTTCAGTAGCTACGTAAAAAAAGCTACATCGCCGAAAACGTACTTTCAACACGCAATCTCTTGCACTCTTCAATAATCTACTATATAAAATAAATACTATACAATTAATTAGAGCACAGACGCGTATAGTCGACGGCCTAGAGACTGTGTTCGGAAAACTAGGAGGATATAATTATGGCAAAAACTACATTTCAAGGACCAGTAAAATCTATTAATGGTT